CCCGGCGGTGTAACCGGAGCTGGCCCCGATTTAATTTCGCCTGTTGCAACTTCTGGCACTAAGAAAAAGCTCGGAGAGTAATATGCCAAGTGGGGTTTATATTAGAACAAAAGCAATGAGTGCTATGAGAAAAGGCATACACTATTCTCCTGCAACAGAATTTAAAAAGGGAGTGGCTCCGTGGAATGAAGGAACATTTGGAATAATGAAAGCGTGGAACAAAGGAAATAGAAAAGAAGTTGCCAATAACTGTAAGTGTAGAGTGTGTGAAAAAGAATTTTATTTAAGCTTTTCTCGTATTAAAAGGGGAAATGGCAAAGTTTGTTCTAAGAAATGCTTTGGACTATATATGAGAGGTAAGAGACCACAGATGTCAGGTGAAAACCATCCTAATTGGCAAGGTGGCAAGACCTCTTTATATAATGCAATTAGAAATAGTCCTGAAGATAATGCGTGGCGTAAACGAATATTTGAACGAGATTATTATACTTGTCAAGATTGTGGAAATAGCCGAGGTGGCAACCTTCAAGCTCATCACCTATGGTCTTTTTCAAATATTTTGTCAGAGTTTCTTAGACAATATTCTCAATTTTCTCCCATAGAAGATAAGGAAACTTTATTAAGATTAGCTATGACTTATCACCCATTCTGGGATATTTCAAATGGATTAACCCTATGTGAGAATTGCCATAATAAAACTATGCAACCAAATAAAACTTCTTTTATAAAAGGCAATATCCCTCACAATAAAAAGGCAGGAGTTTAAGCATGCCGATATCAACCGAAGTTTTGAACGCTCCGCAGAAGACCGGTATAGAGCGGCAACCTTTCGAGAAACGGTTCGGCTACCTGAAGTCCGAGGCCCAGAAATGGTATCCGGCCTGGAAGGACCTGGCACTATACCTTAACCCCACAAGGGGCAGTTTTTTCACCACCGTACCCAATAGCGGCCTCACCATAGATCACAAGACCGTCATAGACTCGCATGCGCGCCGGTGCATCAGGGACTTAGGGAATGGCATGATATCAGGGTCTGCATCTCCAAGTCGTCCGTGGTTTAAGTTAGGTCTGCCGGATAAAGATCTTGAGAAATATAAACCGGTGAAGGAATATCTTGACGAATGCGCCCAGCGCATGCACATGGCCCTGGCTGATTCAAATGCTTATGAAGCCTTGCGAGCGAGTTATGAAGAAATAGCCACATTCGGAACCTCGGCTATGCTTATGCTCGATGATTATAAGGATATCGTCCGTTTCCGCAATTTCACGGTAGGGGAGTACTTTCTGGGGGTCGGGCCGGACAATAGGGTAGATACCTTCGCCCGGCAGTATTACATGACTGTAGGGGCGTTAATAAAGGAATTTGGCATAGAAAACTGCTCACCCCAAGTAAGAACGGCCTATGAACAGCATAATACCGAAATGTGGATCAAGGTCGACTACCTCATCGAGCCGAACGATAACCGCATTGAAGAATATAAAGACTTCAAGAACATGCCGTTCCGCTCCGTTTATTGGGAAGAGGGCGGCGCGTCGGATACGTATTTAGGTATAAGGGGATTTGAGGAATTTCCGGTCCTGGCACCACGATGGGAGACGACTACAAGCGCAGACCTATACGGCCGCAGTCCGGGGTGGGATGTCCTTGGCGATGACAAGATGCTCCAGACCATGCAGATACAGAAACTCATGGCCCTGGATAAGGAGTTAAATCCACCTATGCAAGTCGACGGAACTGTTCAAGGCGCGGTAAATACTTTGCCTGGTGGGGTAACAAGAAGTTCGTCATTACTACCGAACGCAGGATTACGGCCGGCATACCAGATAAAACCAGACATCAACGCCGTCCGCGAAGACATCCTCGAAGTTAAAAAAGCCCTTGATGACGCGTTCTTTCGCGACCTATTCAAGATGATGATAGAGTTCGACCGCGGAGGTGTAACGGCAACTGAGATAGCAGAGCGACAGTCTGAGAAACTCAACATGTTATCTCCAATAATATCAAGCCTCAACAACAATCAGAATAAACAACTTATAGATAGACAGTTCAACGTAATGGAACGCGATGGTCTTCTGCCGGAGATAGACCCTGAACTTGAGAAACTCATTGGTGGTATGCCGATGAAGGTGACCTACATATCGGTATTCGCCCAGGCGCAGAAGATGATAGGCATAACGGCGATCGAGAACACCGTCAACTTTATAGGCGGTCTATCGAAGGCTGATCCGAGTGCTATGGATAACTTAGACATAGACGAAACATGTCGCATATACGCAGACTCGATAGGTTCTCCGGCAAAGATAATAGTAGACCCGATGGTCGTGGCGGCTAAACGTAAAGCACGGGCAGAAGCTCAGGCGAAGGCAGAGCAGGCGGCCGCTATGTCACAGATAGCCGAGGGCGCGGCGAAGGCGGGTAAAGCGGCGAAAGACTTAGGGACTACTCCAATGGGGACTGGAAGCGCGCTTGACAAAGTTCTGGCAGGGATAACAGGGAAACCATAATGGGCGCAAACTACGATTCGGACCAGAAAGCGAAACAGGCGAAACTCGATAAAGACGTCGCATATCAGAGGGCGCGCGATATTGGCGATATGCAGAAACTTCTACATATGCCGGAGTTCCGCCGGTTCTGCTGGAGGAAGATGTCGGAGGCGGGAATATTCCTGACCTCGTTTACTCAGAACGCCATGACCACGGCCTACTCTGAAGGCAAACGCATCACGGGTCTGGGACTATTGAGTGACCTGAACGACGCCGATCCGAACGCGTTCGCTCAGATACAAAGAGAATATATATCCGAGCAAAAATCCAAAGAAGCTGCGGATAAAAAAGAGGAGGAAGAAAATGCTAAACCTAATTAAAACAGGAGAGGCAAGAGCGCATTTGTATTACAGGCAGTTGGATGTCGTAAATGAATTTTTGTCAGGGGCGATGTTTGACGCGGCATCGGACGCAGCAGCCGCCGCTGGCGCAGGTGCTGGAGCCGGTGATGCAGCCGCGAAGGCCGCAACCGATAAGGCGACAGTAGACGCTGCGGCAGGCAACCTCATGGATGACGCGGCAAAGGAAGCCAAGGCCACCTCAGATGCGGAAAATAAGCGTCTATTGGACGCGAAGGACGAAGACCTTAATGACGAGGACAAATCCAAAAAAGCCGAACTCATTAAGAAGAACGAAGCCGACGCGAAAGCGAAGGTGGAAGCGGACAAAGCGAAAGGCGTGCCTGAAAAGTATGTGTTTACAGCGCCGGAAGGTTTTAATCTCGACATGGAAAAGGTCGAGAAGACATTCATTCCGATAGCCAAGGAACTCAAACTTACTCAAGAAGGCGCGCAGAAGTTAGTCGATATGTATGCCGGAATAACTAAGGCAAGCATTGAGGCACAGGCGGCAACCTTTAAGACTTTCGTCGAAGGGCTTAAAGCCGAGACTATCAAGGAACTGGGCGCGAATTACAAACAGGAATTGTCTTTCGCGGCCAAGGCCAGAGATAGGTTCGCGTCACCTGAACTCATCGAGAAGCTGAACGAATCCGGTCTGGCAAACGACAAGGACATGATCAAGCTTTTTATCACAATCGGTAAAGCAGTTAGTGAGGACAAACCGCCGGAAGGGAAATCAGGGGCCGGAGATAAGAAGTCGGCCGAGTCAATATTATTCCCTACGGCTCCACAAAAATAAAGGAGATAACCCATGGCCGTATTAGGTTTCGCGAATCTATCGCTACTTGACGTAGCGCGGCGCATCGACCCGGACGGGAAGGCCGCGGCGATCGCTGAGGTAATGAACGCTACACATGAAATACTCGAAGATATCCCATTCGTCGAGGGCAATCTTCCCACAGGTCATAAGTCGACCTTAAGGGCATCAGTTCCGGCGCCGACATGGAGGTTATTGAATCAAGGCGTCGTGCGTGTGAAAACGCAGACGAACCAGATCACCACGACCTGCGGAATGATGGAGAACTATTCCGACATCGATAAGGATCTGGCGATGTTGAATGGCAATACCCAGCAGTTCAGGATGCAGGAAGATCTGGGTATCATCGAAGGCATGAGCCAGTCGCTCGCTACGACACTTTTTTACGGGGATACGGATATCAACCCTGAAAGGTTCGTAGGATTTGCCCCAAGATATTACACCATCGCAGGTTCGGCGACGAGTGGTAATATCATAAACGCCGCTGGGGCAGCAGCCCTCACGTCCATCTGGCTCGTAGGATGGGGCCCGAAGAAAGTATTCGGAATCTATCCGAAGGGTTCAAAAGCCGGTCTTGACCAGCAGGACTTGGGCGAGGTAACGGCTCTTGACGCGGCACTCAACCCGTATCAGGCTTACAGGACGCACTATCAGCACAAGGTAGGTCTCGTGGTAGAGGATTGGCGCTATGTAGTCCGTATCTGTAACATCAACACGACCCAACTTCTGACCGCCGGAGATGTGGCGGACACATCGGCCAACATCATAAAGATGATGTCGATGGCGATAGACACCATACCGACGACGGGTTCGGCGAGATTGGTGTTCTATTGTAACCAGGCTGTTAGAGCGATGTTGCGCGTGAAGTTCATGAGCCGGTCGAATACATGGATGACCCTTGAAAACTTGCAGGGCGCGGGTGGTATTATGCGGCCCACTCTCTCGTTCATGGGTATTCCAGTCAGGCGCGTTGACGAGATCGTCAGTACGGAAACGGCCGTAGCCTAAACGCAGTTAACCATAGTTAAAAAGAGGAGAAACAGATATGTATACAGATTCTGAATTGTTGTTTACAGGCGCGGGCCAGGCGGTTCTTAATATCGGCGTGACTGCGTCTACGGATCACGTTGATACCTTGGCCGCAGGGGACGCGATTGCTCCCGGCGCGAGGATAATGTGCAGGATACTCACCCAATACACGGATGTCGGAGGCGGGACGATAATCGCCTCGGTGATAACGGATAGCGATCCGGGTTTCGCTACCGCTCCCGTGACGATAATCACCGGCCCGACGATTACCATCGCGGCAGGCGCGGCAACGGCGGCAGGAGCTCCGGGAGTAGTCCTTCTGGACGCGGTATTACCTCCCACCATGAAAAGGTATTTCAGGGTGAGTTGGACGTTAAGCGCGGCGTTGGACGCAGGGGCGATGGAGGCCTTTGTTGTTTTGGATTCCGACAAACTGCTGGACAGGGGACTCTAAAAGAATAGGTAAAGGGGGCGGCAATTCCGCCGCCTCCTAATACCCAAAAGGAGATGAGATGAAATTCAAGAGTTTGATTTTAGCATTACTCATCCTGTTCTTGTCTGTCGGTAGCGCGAACGCGTTTGTCCTTAACTTCCGTGAGGGAGATATAGGCGAGAAGTTAAATTACGCGTTCTCGTCAGGGATAAACATTATCGGGAACAAGACAGGGGTAACAACTAACGTCTCTACCGAGTCAAGCCTGACTTCGGCGGCGTTAAATTATGGCGCCATAGCGTTGCAGGCGGGTTCGGCCAAAACAATCGGGTTAGCCGATGGCGTGCCGGGGCAGATGATAACGATCTACATGTCTGTATATGACGGTGGAGCGATTACCATCAGCCGCGCGGCATTTCCCGAAACTACGCATGGCACCGGTTGGACGACTATCCAATTCACGGCGGTTAATCAATCCGTAACTCTATTATGGCTTGATAACACGAGTGGGTGGATAATCACCGGCGAACCTGACGCGGCTGTCACATTTACTAATATGACGGCTGGGGCGGCTGTGACGGCGGGAACAAGTGTAACTGCCGGAACGACCGTAACCGCGACTACGGACTCAAAATTCCGCACGAGTGTATACGCTAATGGACACAAAGCAGGCGTGACCACGAACGTATCAACGGAATCGACTCTTACGAGCGCGGCATTGTCTTATGGGATGATCCGCAAGGTAACGTCGGATAGTCCGACTACCGCGATGAATACCGTAGGGCTTAATGACGGAGTGGTAGGCCAGATGGTTACCATCCAGCTAATCACAAAGGGTACTCCAAGTTGGGTTATAAGTAAAACTTCCTTCCCCGCAACGACACATTCAACGGGGTGGTCGACGCTTACTTTTGACACATCGCTGG